AATGTTAGATACAAAGCTAGAGAAAGATATTCCTTTGGAGTATCTGATCCACTAGGTATTTTTGGATCACCAGGTAGTTCGTAAGAACTTTAAGGGAGACTCATTATGGGTCTCCCTTTTTTTTATCTAGGGATATTATTAACTTCTCTATCAACTGCCCTAGCAGACTAGCCAAGATGATAGAGTTTTTCTCTTTAGGAGGGAAATATGGCGAACACAACTTTTAATGGTCCAGTTAGGTCAGAAGGCGGATTTGAACAAATCAGCAAGAACTCTAGCACAGGAGCTATAACAACTAATTTAGATATAGATACAAGTGGTAATATTACTACAACAGGGTATCTTTCTGCTTATTCTAATATAGAAAGTATTACAAGTGCTACGCATGATGTTGAGTCAACAGACTCAGGTAAAGTTTACACATTAAACAGAGCAGCAGGTATTGTAGTAACACTACCTACAGCAGCAGCAGGACTTAACTATACATTTATAGTAGGCACTACTTTTACAGGAGCAGGACAAATTAATACTGACAACGCTAGTGATTTATTTTCTGGTTTTGCTCAAATATTTGACCCAGCAACTGCTGGTGATACCAATACTTTTATTCCTGATGCAAGTGATGATGATACTATTGATTTAGGTTCAGCAGCACAGGGTTGGGCAGTAGGTGGAATTATTCGTTTACACGCAACTACAGCAGCAGTATGGCATTGTGAAGCATTCCTTCATGGTGATGGTACACTAGCTACTCCATTCGAGTAAGGGGGTAAATAATGGCAGATGCAGTAACTTCACAAACCATCATTGATGGTGAAAGAAACTGTATTATGAAATTTACCAATGTCAGCGATGGCACAGGCGAATCCGCAGTAGCTAAAGTAGATGTGTCTGCTTTAACTTCTAACTCAGCAGGTGTATCTTGTTCTGAAGTTAGAGTATTGCGAGTTAGCCATGCCATTGTTGGTATGTCTGTACAATTGTTTCTAAATGCTACTTCTAATGTTCTACTTATGGAACTGGCTGAAAGTAGTAATGGACACATGGATTTTGCAGATTTCGGTGGACTTCCTAATAATGCAGGTAGTGGTAAAAATGGTGACATTTTATTTACCACTAAAGGTCACTCTTCAGGAGACACTTATTCCATTACATTAGAAATGGTTAAAGTGTATTCTGATTAATCGGAGCTAATTATGGCTAAAATCAAAAATTATGTAATTTCTGAAACTGGTGAGTTTCCTCCACAGTATAAAGTTTTACATCTAGATGAAGATGGAATCTATAGACCTATATTTGGTCCTGACCCTGATTTAGAAGATGCAGAACGTAAGTGTGATGAAATGAATGGTGAAAGAGCTAGAAATAAAGATGGTCATTATATGGCTGACGACCTTTCTACTCCTGATATCAATGAGGCTTATATTGGTGGTAAAGCACCTAAGAAAAAAGCTGTTAAGAAAAAACCAGCTAAGAAAACTACAACTAAAAAGAAAACTACTAAGAAAAAGTAGTATCATTTATATTTATAATACTCTGGTAAAACGGAGTATTATATTTATTCAATTGGAGAAATTATGAAAAAATCTAAATATATGGCTGGCGGTGGTAAGTCAGATATGAAAAAGTCTAAATATATGGCAGGTGGCGGTAAGTCAGGTGTTGAGGTTGGCAAACAACAAAGTGTCATGCAATACAAAGATTACGTTAAGAAAATGTTTGGTGGTGGTATGACTTCTGAACCAGCCTTAAAAAAGAAAAGAACTAAAGGCATGGCTAAAGGTGGTAAGAGCTAAATAGAGTTCTGATGACCAAAAGAAAAAGAGAAAATCCTATACCTAAAACAACTAAAGGTAAAGGAGCTAACTATCGCCCTACTAAATCTGGTGCTGGTATGACAAAGAAAGGAGTTGCTGCTTATCGCAAAGCAAATCCAGGTTCTAAATTAAAAACTGCAGTAACAGGTAAAGTAAAAAAAGGAAGTAAGGCTGCAAAACGCAGAAAGTCTTACTGTGCTAGGTCTTTAGGTCAGTTAAAAAGAAGTTCAGCTAAAACACGAAATGACCCTAATTCTAGAATTAGACAAGCTCGTAGAAGATGGAAATGTTAATATGGCAATTTCAAGAACAAACATAAAAAATCAAATAACAAAAGCACCTTCATCCAAAAAAAAAGTTACAAAAACTAAATCTGGTATAACTATAACCAGAATTAAAAAGGATAAATAATGGCTACAAGTGGAACAACTACATTTAACTTAGATATAAGCGATATTATGGAAGAGGCTTATGACCTTTGTGGTTTAGAGTTACGTTCAGGATATAGCTATAGAGGAGCAAAAAGAGCTTTAAATTTAGTTTTTTTAGAATGGCAAAACAAAGGATTAAACCTTTGGACTGTAGAACAAGCAAGTGTTTCTTTAACTGCAGGAACAAGCAGTTATACTATAGCTTCAAGTGCATTGGATGTTGTAGATGTATTTATTAGAACTGATGCAGGTGATACAAATAAACAGTTTGACCAAAGATTAAATCGTATTTCTAGAACAGAATATAATCATCAAGCTAATAAACTTACACAATCTAAACCTACCCAATTTTATGTAGATAAAGATGATGACGCTGTAAAAATTGTTGTTTGGTCAACACCTGATGCTGCACAAACATACACGCTTATATATGATTATGTAAAAAGAATAGAAGATGTTGGAACAATTGCTAGCAATAATCCAGATGTTCCTGCTAGGTATTTGCCATGTTTAACTTATGCTCTTGCATATAATTTAGCTTGTAAATCACCTGAAGCACAAAATCGAGTTCCTATGATAAAACAAAGATATGATGAACTTTGGAATGATGTAAGTGAAGCTGATAGAGAAAAAGCTGCAGTTAAATTTGTTCCTGATTTATCAATAAGCGGATACTAATGGCATACGCAAGAGCAAGTAAAGCTTTAGGTCAATGTGATAGATGTGGCTTTTCTTATAAATTAAATACATTGCAATATCAAATAGAAGATGGAAAACGTAATGGTTTGAGAGTTTGTTATGATTGTTTAGATGAAGACCAACCACAATTAAAAATTGGTGAAGTAAATACAAACGACCCACAAAATTTATATAACGCAAGAGTAGATACAGGTAAAACAAATTCTACATCATATGCAGCTTTTGACCCTATTGGTGGTGGTGTTACTGAGTTTGGTTCTTCAACTATGGGTTTAGATATTAAAGGTGAAGTAGGTAAATTAAAAGTGAGTACAGAATGAGTTGGACATTTACAACATTAAAATCAGCTATACAAGATTATACGCAAAATACTGAATCAACCTTTGTGGCTGATTTAGGAACTATAATAAAACAAGCTGAAGATAGAATAGTAAAATCTGTAGAACTACCAAATTTTAGAAAAAATCAAACTGGTTCTTTTACAAGTGGCAATCAGTATTTATCAACACCATCTGATTATTTATATCCTTTTTCTTTAGCAGTTTTAGATAGCGATAGTGCATACACTTATCTTTTAAGCACAGACGTAAGTTTTATAAGAGAAGCATATCCATCAGCTTCTTCTACAGGAGTGCCAAAACACTATGCACAGTTTGACGATAATACTTTTATTGTTGGACCTACACCTAATGCAAATTTAACTGCTGAATTGCACTATTATTATATTCCACAATCAATAACAGAATCATCTGATGGAACAAGTTGGTTAGGTACAAATGCACCTGAACTTTTATTGTATGGAAGTTTGTTAGAGGCTTATACATTTATGAAAGGTGAGCCAGACATAATGGTAAATTATGAAAAAAGATTTCAAGAGGCTTTACAAAAATTAACTTTGTTATCAGATGGTTATAATCGTAAAGACGCTTATAAAGATGGACAAAGGAAAATAGATGTCTAATGACCCAATAACAACGCTAGAAGGCAAAAATATTGCAATTGTAGCTATGGGTCAAAGTCAAATAGATTTTCATCTCTCACAGACACACAGCGTTGAATTTGACGAAGTTTGGGCTATTAATGCAATGATAGGAGTTCTACCTAATATAGACAGAGCTTTCATATTAGACCCAATGAGTAGATTTTTAGACACAGAAGATGCTGGTACAATGACTTCAATGATGAGAAATAAACTGCCATTAGTTGATTATCCTATTTATTCTTGTGAATTAGATGAAAGAGTACCTGCTGTGGAAGAATATCCTTTAAAACAAATAATTAAATATTCTAGAAGTGCTTACTTAAATAATACAGTAGCTTATGCAATAGCTTATGCTTTATGGAGTAAAGTAAAACAAATATCTATTTTTGGTGTAGATTTTACTTATCAAACTAATATGCACTTTGCAGAAGCTGGAAGAGGATGTGTAGAATTTTGGATTAGCAAATGTATTAATCAAGGTATAAAAGTGGGGATAGCACCACGATCATCTCTTTTAGATACAGATGTAGACACAAAAAATAAACTATATGGATATCATAGACTGAATAATCCACAAGTTACTTTTCAAGATAACTATGGCAATATAAATGTTTGTAAATGGTCTGATATGCAACAAACTGAAATAAAAAAACCAATAGGTATAATAGGTAGAGAAGATTTAAAACCAGTAGAACCAAAGGAATATTAATGCAAACAGACAAATTTGAAATATCAATAGG